TAGTGTCGTTTGCTACTACTGGGATAACTGAGAGGGTTTGTAATCTTCCCAATTGCCCAACTGTTGCTATATTATGTGTTAGATCGTAATCGAATCTTTCACTCATTTTGTAACCTCGTTTTCTTGTTTATTATCGTAAGCTATTCTTAAAGCCTTAATCATTGGTAATACTAATATATCATCAATGGTATTATCTGACCTTTTAACGAATGCTTCTATGGTATCGAGTAACGTTTCCGCTATCGATGTTTCTATTTCTTCTACTGCGTCTGAAGGGATTAGTTTCATTACGAACCCCATTATATTTAAGAATTTATTCATTTAATTATGTACAACTCTATCGAGTTGATGCTCCCTTAATTCTCTATTGACTGCTTCTATTTGGTAATTTAATCGGCTTACTAGATACAAATTAAACGTTTGTACTATTGCAATAAGACCCATAAATACCGGCTCCATTATATAACCTTACCGCCACGAAAAATCTTTTTCGTAGCTTTTGGGCTATACCTTTTTCGAAGCGACTTGCTTCGTTGACTTTTGATTTTCTTCATTATTTTTAACCTCTGGGAGTGCTATTCCCGTTTTCTTTTTTAATGCTTGTTGAAAGGGTACATGTACGCCACTGCCTACAATATCTCCTATTAATGCGAACATTTTAGAAGCTGATACTGTTTCCATTCCGGCTACTCCGTCCATTGTGCCATGATAATCGGCTAAATCTTCGGCTCTGTGATGTTGTCCAATCCATGAACAAGCGGGAGTGTAATTGCAAGGTGCAACAAACATTGCTATACAACTACACGCGAACTCTGCGGGTATTTCGAATCTTGGTAGACCTAACATGTCTATAACTCCATATATTAAAGAGTCTAAACATCTTCTGATCCTTGGCCTATCTGTGTTCACCCATACTCTATTTCCTATTAATAATTTCCAATCTTGTTCTGTTACTCCGCATGATTGACATGCGTCTACTATTTCTCCTGATGCTAATATTTGTAATGCTCCGTTAGCACTAGCCATTGTCATGTGTTTTGGCATTTTATTTACTCCTTATAGTTATTGGTTTTTTAATTATTCCGGCTTTTACTTTTCTTTCAAAGACGGACTCGTATTGTTTATATTTATCCATTTCTTAGGTTCTCCTTATTGTTAATCTCTTTTTCTATAACTTTTGTACTTTTGTTAATTGTTTCTAAATAACTCTGTAGGGTGGAAGGGTGTAACGTTTGTTGATCATGTAATAGATTATTTATATATCCGTTTAATAATCCTATAGTTGCTTTTAATTTCTCCATTGTTACTAGTAATATACCTTTTCTCATTTTCTTAACTCCTTTGGTAATTGTTTTTTAATTGATAGGTTTCTAGTTTTGTTTATATTGTGGTTTTCATGAACCACAACATATGGTATTTTTATTTTTTGACTAATTTTTAACATAATTGTAACTTCTCCTTATAAATTAGTGGGAAGTAACGTCGCATAATACATAAGGAGTCTAATATTAAACAACGTTACTAACCCGTTTTGTTTCAATTGGTCTTTCGACCTTAAGCACACTGTACAATATGTTGTGCTTTTGTCAAACATAATTTGCGACATTAGCTCCACTGCCGGCTAATCTGTTTGATTCTTTATCTTTTTGACTTAACTCGAGTGCTACTTTAACAAATTCATCTATATTATAGATGACCTTGTTTGTCATAAGTTTTACTGTTAAATCGCCAAAACTCCGCGAGTTGTGGTCGTTTCTCTTTCCTATCCCATTCTTTAGTAGCGTCGCTAAAGTTGTATCTTTTGGCAACGGGTTCTGTTTGGGTTTCATTTGGTATAGGAACTTGATTGCTTCGTTCCTTATTAACTTGCTGGGAATTATTATTCCCTTGGTTCTGATGTCTAGTGGATACTTCCTCGGTGCTGTTATTACTTCGAGTTGTTCCTGAGTCATCATGCGTAGTATTTTTGTTACTGCTTCCATTCCCAGTTTCTGCGTTTGTCTGACTTTCCATGTGTAGACCTCCTTCATGATTTCTATTTTTTTTGCTTTGAATAGGTACTTGACCAAATATCCGGCCATTTTACCTACTGTTGAGGGTTCTATTGGAACCCATTCTTTATTATCGTTTTGTTCTACTCTCCATCTCCAATTAATTAAACCGAATGCATCTGATGCACTCCATCTAATTGGTATATGTTCTGAGAATCCATATTTCCATAAGTATTCAAATTCTTTTATGCCTTTTAGGTTTGGCAATGCTAGATAGGTGTTAGGATCTTGCATGGTTGTACAATTTTTAAACCATTTTATAACATGAATATGTAATCTATCATTTTTTGATCCGGTTTCTACTACTGCAAAATATTTAAAGTAATCTTTACCTTTTGCTTTTCTGTAGGACCCGTATGTTTCTCTTGCTATCATTCTTTCGAATGATCTTATATAGTTTCTCCAACAATCAGAGCCCTTTTCAAATACCTCTTTATAATGATTTGCATCCACTGTTAAGGTACTGAATACCATAAACCAATTCTTTTTACTTTTATCGTGGAATTCTAACCATAATCTAGTTTTTAAGTTTTGAATATTTGCTTCTGTTGCTTGTTGTTTTAAATGATTAATGAAAAATTGAATTTCAGGATTATAATTTTTAAATGAATCGTATTGTATATTGAACATTTCTTTTAAATGTTCTTTTCTTTTTGGAAGTTTATTAAAATTTCTTAATAACTTCAAATAGTGTTGGTAATTGTTATTATTATTAACTAGACGTAAGGGTATGATATATTTTTTATGATAATTGTCTAATTTTTGTAAGTATTCTTGATTTTCTCTTTGATCTGAATGCATAAGATTGCCGTATAAATAGGCATATCTATTTTCTATTCTAGTTTTTAAACGATAATATTTATCGTGTTTAACTAAATCTGTACTGGAGAATGTATCCATAGTCCTCTGTTGTTATTCCGACCTAAGTAACTCGAAACTACGTTCGACGTTACGTTAGTCGGCTTATTCTATATAATTAAGTTATATTAAAAATCGTAAAGGGTTTTAAATACGTTTTTATTAAATGGCATAGTAGGCGTTTTATTAGTTTTTAATTCTTTTTTATAATTTTCTACTGTTTGAGATGCTTTTTGACTATTTTTATAATCGTTTACATATTTGTCTTTATTTACCCATTGAGCTTTAAGTAATTTATAATCTATGTATTGTCCTTTATATTTTGGATTATTTTTAATTGATTTTTCGAAATCTTCATATTTTTTGAATCCTTGCGATTCTGTCCTATATAAAGCTTTTACTAATCTTCTATTACCTTGATGTTCATTCTGTTTTGATATTAATTCATTAGTTTTAGCTTTTACATATTCCGGCACGTTTGCTTCTTTTGCATTAGATACTACATCTTTTACATCTTCTACAATATCATCTCTACCTTGTGAAGTAAAAGGGTTTGCTCTACGATCTTGTCCAGCTTGATTAATATTAGCTACTGCTACGTCTTTAGATGCTTGCAATCTTGCAATTTCCATATTATTAGTATGTGCTTGCCTTTGCATTTCTGCTTGTATTTTAGCTTGATCTTGCTGGCCAGCTAATGAAGGTAATCCTCCACCTTGTGAACCTAATCGTTCCCATGGTGTTGTACCTTTATATACTACGTCCATATCTGCTTTTAATTGCTCAGGTGTTTTCGGTGCAGGAATAGATTGACGGGAGGAATTCCCCCCGCCAAATAGTTTACTGACCGCTTGTGATGCTAATGCTTCTACAAATGGCATATTATTAAACCTCCAAATCTAAAGTTTTAATTGGTGCATAATTATAACGTACATTTATTGAACCTTTAATAAGATTAATAGTTACGTTTGTTGATCTAGCGTTACTTATCTCGAATCCTACGAATGTACCTAGGGTTCTGATATCGAATCCATATCCACAGTCTTTTAGAATTACATTTGTATTTATGTTACAAGTATCGAAAGAAGTATTATCACTAGGTAAATAATGAATATTTCCTAAAGAATAAATACTGTCTGTTGAACTTGACCAAGAAGTACCTTCTTGAGCTACAAATGGAGTAATTCTTAATATGTCTGAATTTGTTTGATGCTCTCCGCCAGTGAATACATGTAATACACCACTAAAGGATAATGACATGTTCTCTTTAACTCCTACAGCTGGCATTGCTAGACCTAGTCTAATTGTCTTATCGTGTTCTACAACACAAGATGAACTTAAATAGAATGATCTATTTTGTTCTGCTTTGGTGCGGTCTGAATCTGCTAAACAGAATGCACCGCCTGACATGATAGGTTGAGTTGCACAATTTGGTTGTGTTAATACTACTGATGTTGATGCAGTGTCTAATAC